AAACTAGCCACAACCTCCACAGGCATAAGTGCTACGGGAGATATAGATGCTTCAGGTTTATTAAAAGTTGGCGTTAATGATTCTGAGTACGCTAATAACTATGTAAGGTTTAAACCGTCAGGCGCGGCATACATTGACCACAGCACTGTAGGTCAGGACATTAACTTTAGATTAAGCGCAAGTTCTTCTTTAGATACCACACCTTTAACTATTAGCACCAGCGGAATTAACGTAACAGGCTTAGTAGAATCAGATGAGGCACTCATTGCCGCTGGTACAGGCACAGATGCTATACAAACATTGCGAATGGGTTCTGGTAGTGGTGGCGCAAACAAAGCCTCTATCAACTTCCAAAATAGCGCCTCTAGTGAAATTTTCTCATTAGACTTTAATAACTCTACAGGCACGTTTGATATTAACGGCGATCTTGGTGGAACTGCGTTGTCTATTGCTCGTGCAGGCGCGGCTACGTTTAGTTCTACAGTTACCGTCCCAACAAACCTTTTTGTAGGAACATCTATTGTCCATCAAAGTGATAGCAATACCTCTATAGATTTTCAGCCTGATGTTATGGATTTATATTCAGGTGGCTCACTTGGAGTAAGAGTCCAACCTACTGCTGTAACAATTAACGAAACAGGAGCAGACTACGACTTCCGAGTTGAGTCTGACAACAACACTCATGCTCTTTTTGTAGATGCTGGTAATAATCGGGTGGGCGTTCTTACTAGCTCCCCTGCCGCACCTTTAGACATACAGTTTGGCGATAACTCGAACATACTCAGAGGTTCCTATGCTTCTGGCGAAGATAATTTCTTCTTAGAGCTAGACTCAAAGATAGTTGCCGGAGGCGTTGTTGGGTATCAGTTCCACCTCAAGAACAACGGCACTGCGTATAACAACACGCTTACGCTAGATCGGGGGAACGTAGGAGTAGGCGTTGAAGCCGCCTCCGCAAAACTACAAGTAAATGGTGACGCTGAAGGCGATACATATTTTACTGGAGGAACTGCCAACTCAAGATTATTAAATGTCTTTACTTCGACTGCTGGCGGCGGGGCAAACGCTGGGCATAATTTCAAAATTGCCAGCGGACAAGGCGCGTTCATTTTTGGTAATGACACCACAGCCAATCTTCTAACAGTGCAAACAGGTGGTATTGACGTAACGGGTACAGCCACGATGGATGGCTTGGAAGTAGAAGCCGCTACACCTGTATTAGAAATTGATAGCACAACAGCAGCTAATCTTGCCACGCTTCAGTTTACTACTGCTGGCACAGTAGATAGTAAAATTACGCACCAAGCCAGCTCTGGAGATATGGTTATAGAGTCTGGGCGTAACTCTACTTGGGGAGGAAAAATTTACCTCAAGACCGATACGCTTCAAAACGCTGTATTTACACGAACGGCATCAATCTTTAACGAAAATAGTGCTGACATAGACTTCCGAGTTGAGTCTAACAGCAACACTCATATGTTGTTTGTTGATGCTGGTAACAACCGCGTCGGCATAGGTAAAGCACCTTTAACGAATACGTTAGATGTGTCTAATAGCATGAACATTGAAGGAGACGTTTCTCCTTCTGGTAATGGACTTGCATTAGGTGACTACGGAACTACTGGTTCTTATAAGTGGATTCAGTCTTTTAACAGTCAACCTTTACGTTTAAACCCGTTAGGTAATGAAGTAAGCATTGGCATAACAGGTACAACAACACACTTTAAGGCTTTCGGTCCTGCTGTGTTTAACGAAGGTAGTGCCGACGTAGATTTCCGCGTTGAGTCTGACGCCGTCAGTAATATGCTGACTGTTGACGCTTTTGAGAACCGCGTCGGCGTAGGTACATCAGGCGGCGGCGGAGCGCTTAACGTGCTTAGAGATCAATCGACTGCGTTTAGCGCCACTTTCCAAAATTCACACGCATCTGGGTACGGTCAAAGCTGGAACAGCTACTCAGGCCATCAAGTGTTTATGTACCACGAAGGTGCTTACACGGCGTCAATCAGTACTGCCAGTAACTCTGTCACGTACAGCACTTCGAGCGGTGCGGATTTACACCTTCAAGCGGGGGGTACACGAGAAGTAACCGTCAATAACTCCGGAGCCAATACGGACTTCCGCGTTGAGTCTGACACCAACACTCATGCTCTTTTTGTTGATGCAGGTAACAGTCGGGTTGGTATAGGCGCAACAGACGTTAATGCAAATTCTTTAGCATTATCATTAGGCAATAAATCAGGGGCAAATCTTAACTACATCAATGGCACAAGTAATACCATAAGCACCGCTACAGGTATGTTTGTATCTGCAACTACTACCAACGAAAGTACTGTTTCGTATGGACTGCAACTAGCTAACAACTCAAGTAACGGTGATACAAGATCACCTGTCATTGGGTTTTCGGCGTTGTCCTCATCTGGTGGTTACAACCATACCTATGGTGCTATCTGGGGGTTAAAATCAGGAAATGGGGCTGATACTAACTGGAACACAGGACAGCTACACTTTGGAACATCATCTGGAACTGGCGTAAACGTTCGGATGAAACTAACTCAGGTGGGAGGTTTAGTTCTCAATCCGGCTCTTAACGGGCACGCAGTCTTTAACGAAGATAGTGCTGACGCTGACTTCCGCGTTGAGTCTGACAGCAACAGCAACATGATATTTGTTGACGCAGGTAACAACCGCGTCGGCATAGGTGATAATCTAACTAACGGCTTACTGACTGTTGTGGGCGGAGGCGTTGGAAGTTACAACCAGCTAACCTTGTCTAATAGAACTGACGCAAATTCAAACAAAATCGCAGGGTTAACCACCCTAAACTACGCGGGTAATAACGTATCCGTTTTCCAGTCCTTTACCCAGTCTGGCGCAAACAGCTTGTACATCGGCTCCGCAGATAGCAGCCATCGCGGCTACACGTCGATAAATACATATCTCTCAAGCTCTGACACAGCTACGACAAACCATAGAAGAATTCACAAAGCTACATATTCTGAGTTCTCTGTAAATGAAGACAGCCACGACATGGATTTCCGTGTTGAGTCAAATAATCATGCTTACATGCTTAGAGTTGATGGCGGCAACGACCGACTCGGAATAAAGACTAACGCCCCTCAAGACGACGTACACATCAGCGGCAGTTCTGGTTCAGGTTTGATGATGAGCAGAACTACTGCGGCTACGTCAGGACAGCTAGGAAACATTCGTTTTGGTAACGAAGATTTTGATAGTAACTTAGCCAACATTGGGGCACATCAAGACGGTTCTAAGACTGCCGCTTATTTGTCTTTTGAGACTCAACCAAACGCTGGAGCTACAACGGAGCGTATGCGAATCTTAAGTGATGGACCTGTTGTTATAAAACAAAGCAATTTAACTACAGGTCTTAGACTTCAAGGTCGCGCTTCGGATAACAACTTTTATGTTCAATGGAAATCAAATGATGGAAACACAACTTACGGCTCTATAGGTACTGATTCCACTAACACTTCTTTGCAATATAACACAGATATACACGACTTTAATTCAGAAAATAGTGCCATTAATTTTCTTGAGTTAAAGAGTACGGAAACAACGTTCAACGAGGGTGGTGCCGACACGGACTTCCGCGTTGAGTCTGACGGCAACTCTGCAATGCTATTCATTGATGGAGGCTCCAATTCCTTGCGAATGGGAAAAACCTCCAGCTCCAACACTGACGCTGGTGTGATGTGGAACCATAATGATTATATGGGGATCACAACCACATCTACCGACACAGGTGATCGTCTACTTCTTCTGAACCGTCAGGGTGGTAATGGAGACGTAATTGAATTCAGAACGGTCAATGTAAAACGAGGGGATATTGAGGCTAGTTCTACCGGCGTCACTTACAACACCACTTCAGATCGCCGCCTAAAGAAAGACATCGAAACCATCACTGACGGCACTGACAAGCTGATGGCGATGAACCCTGTCACGCACGGTTGGAAAGCTGATCCCGATGGAGACGCAGTTCACGGCTTCATAGCTCAAGAGATGATGGACATCGTTCCAGAAGCTGTATCGGGAGACCCTGAAAGCGACGAGATGATGTCGATGGACTACGGGCGTATCACGCCGGTTCTCGTTGCGGCGCTTCAAGACGCCCACAAAAAGATCGCGGAACTAGAAACCCGCCTTAATGAATTGGAGGGCAAATAATGGCAGCACTATTAGATAAATACGGTATCAAAAGCGTCGACCCTGTCGAAAGCCGTACATATATAACTCAGACTGTAACTGCTAACACTTGGTATGACACGGGTATCGACAAGTCTGACGGCGAATATGGAAATTTGTACGTTGTAGTCGGGGGTCTTAATTCGTACAACTCCGGCACCGGGTCTATGTACAGTACGGAATTTGTTACCGCTCCCATACACTGGAACACAACTTCCGTGAACTCCGTAAGCGCGTGTGAACTTAGATACGGCGTCATAACTGGGCACGCCCCTAACTCGTGGCAAGACGGATATGACTTTGACACGCAGCTTAAATTTAGGGTTAAGCACGAATACGGCAATGGGCAGAACGGTTGGCGTATTCAGTACCAGTTCACCATGAACGCCACTTTTGATTCTTCAACCGGAAAGAATTTTCACCTTTATCTTCGGAGGGTAGGTTAGTGGACCTCTATGTTTTTCATAATAACGGGGAGTTTGTAACTTACCTTAGCGCGGACGATAGCGCGGAGACTATTGCGCACATTACAGCCGATAAGGTTGGGCAAAAAACTAGCAATTTTATCACCGTTCCGGACGGTGAAAATCCTCCAGCCCCGTTTCAATTGGCTGTGGAGGGGAACGAAGTAACAGTTTTAAGTGGGGATGCTTTAGCCGCATCTATAGCTGCCGTAGAAGCTGAGATAGAGTTGAGCGAACTCCGCCAAGAACGAGATAAACGTTTACTAGCAAGCGATTGGACACAAGGCGCTGACTCTCCGCTATCTGATGAAGTTAAATCTGAATGGCAAGTGTACCGCCAAGCGCTGCGGGACATAACAAATACTTACTCTTCGCTGGACGGTGTCGTCTGGCCCGAAAAACCTTAACTACCAGTCTTTAAAGGAGACTTAACAATGGCAATTTCAACAACTTGGTCTGTAAGCAACATGACTCGTAACGAGGCTGACGGCGGTGTAGTAACCGTTTACTGGTCTTGCGTTGCAGCGGATGGCACTTTCTCAGCAACAGAAGGCGGCAAGCTACGGTGCGAACCCGATGCAGATGCAGAAGGTTTTGTAGCTTACGCAGACCTTACTGAGGCTGACGTTTTGGGTTGGGTTTACACCAGCCTGATCGAAGGCGAAGAGACCGCTGACGAAGCTAAAGCTCGCATCGAAGCTAACCGTACCGGCAAGGTACAAGGTCAGATCGATCGTGCTTCTGCTCAAGCTGAAGGCATGCCTTGGGTTGCATAAGTGCGATATCTGGTGACGCTTGCTCTGGCGGCTTGGTCGCTGTCTATCTCTGCGCAAGAGACTGGGCGGCAGACCGAGGGAGAAGTGCCTCTTGATGGGGCACCTGTCGAACTGCCAGATAACTCACAAGAGGGCGACTTAAATACCAACACTCAAGTTGGTGGAGACAATACGTCTGGTAGCTACAACTCCAACAAGACGTATAACGGTGCAGGCTCAAGCGGTATGCCTGTATCGACAGCGATCAGTCCTAGTCTTATGTCTAATGGAACTGAGTCGTGTCTTCAAAGCACCACAGGCGGATTGCAGCTAGTCGGTTTGGGTTTGTCATCTGGCAGATATACCCAAGATACTGAATGCAACCGTCGCAGGGATGCGATAACGCTAAGCAATATGGGGATGAAGGTAGCGGCAGTATCGCTAATGTGTCAGAACCCAAACGTATGGAGGGCTATGTTTATGTCAGCTACGCCGTGCCCGATAACTAGGGGCGGCAGATTAATAGTTGGCAAAAACGCGCTACTGGAGATTAAACGAAACCCTGAGCTGCACATTGCAGATTACTCAGAAAACAAACAACTATACGACAACTTATTGGGGGTTGGCACAGATGACACGACTGAAGTTGAAAGCACTATTAGCGTCTCTGATCGTTTCCGTACCAGCGTACAGTAACGAAATAGATACCCTCGTAAATGCTTCGCAGTCTATCCGTGATAGTTTTAAGTACGGCATACAAGCTGTGGGCGGTCTTCAGTCTTATGCAGCTCAAGGAAAAATTGGTGAGACAGGAACTGTTGACGGCGGAAAAATCTCCTATGACCAGTCCAGTGCTTACAACCAAGCAATAGCCGCAGTACAAGAAGCAACGTATACCTACAACCCAAACGCTCAAGATTACTTCGATCAGCAGGCAGAGCAAGCCATGACTGAAGTCAACACAGCTGTCGATGCTTTTGTTGAAGCCAGTCAAGCGGTTATTGAGGTTGTTGTCGTCAACCAGATGGCACAAGACGCGGAAGCCGCCGGAGATGAGCGCGGCGCAATGGCACTTCAGGAATACATAGAAGCTAACGATGTGATGTTGGCGGATGCTGAGGTGGACATGTACAACGATGCTTTAGATTCCGTTGAATCCGCAGCTCAGGTTGCTGCTGCATACATGGCGGTAGCTAATGACGAAGAGCTAATAAGTGCAGCTGACGATATGGCGTATGAGGTCAGAGTTACTTATGCAGAGGCAGCAAGCTCGTTTTTTGACGTACAGACTCAAGGAGTTTGGGTGTCATTTGATGGAGGGCAAACAATACAAGCTCTGTCTGTCGGTGGTTACTTTGTTTCTGTGGAATCAATTATTGAGGAAGGCGGGCAAACAGAATTTTTTACTACTTCGCCTGAGGGCGGCTGCTGGTTCGCAGTAGATTATGAGGCTTGTATAAATGGCGCTTGATGACTTAGAGCTAAACATCGGAGGACAGTCTTTTAAGGGTGTTTATGTTGCGGTGGTTGTTTCTTTTGCCTCCACCATAGCGGGTGGTATCTGGACAGCGTCTGAATTTTTTAGCCGATTAGACGCTCAAGAAGCTGCTGTAGCTGAAGCAGGCGTAACAGCTGCAACTCTAGAGGCTAGGTTTGCAGACTTGCGCGAGAATCAGACGGAGACTTTGCAGGGTTACCAAGTGACCATATCTAACATGCAGCAGTCACTAGACGACAATGACATCAAAGGATTGCAGGGAAAGCTGGCTGAGTTAGGCACTAACCTAGAGGCTATTATGGAAGCCCAAAAGGATTTGTTAGATCTGCGTGATCGTGTTGCGGCAGTAGAAAAGTCGAACGCAGAATCAGTATTAAAGGTAGAGAACAAGGTTGAGTCTCTTGGCAACACCGATGAAAGACTCATGCGAATTAAGAAAGAAATAGACGACCTATGGGACGCCCTAGATTCAGTGGTTAATCCGCTGGGGTAGACGTTCACAACAACAGGAAATTACAGATAGAGCTATGGGAATTTTAAGTCAATTACTAGGTAGCGGCGATGTGATATCTAAAGGCTTAGACCTTATAGATAACATGCATACGTCTGAAACCGAGGCGATAGAAGCAAAGACAAAAGCAAAGACAGATTTACTAACCAGCTATGCCCCATTCAAGGTGGCGCAGAGGTATTTAGCTCTGATCTTTGGTTTTACCTTTGTGGCTTCTTACTTAATGATTTTGATTCTGTTCTTTATGGGTAAGGAGATCGGTCCTGTTCAAGAGCTAATAAGCGCCTTCAAGATCGATTGGATCATGCTGACCATTATTGGCTTCTACTTTGGTGGTGGTGCCTTTGAGGGCGTCATGAACAAGAAGAGCGGAAAATAGGCGGGAGCTAAAACACTATGGCTGGATTCAAGCTACAAACATTTAGTGGTCAGGCGCCAAAAGTGTATGCGCGACTACTACCCGAAGACATGGCTCAGGTTGCAACTAACTGTAGACTAGATTCTGGACGATTGGAGCCTTGGAAGGAAAACCTTGCCAGCTCGATTACATTCGCTACCGGCTCTATTTCAGGATCAACCAAGAGTATATTCAAGCACAGCTCTTCTGTGTGGATAGCCAGCACATCTGAGCTAGACATTGTCAGGTCTCCTATTGCCGAAGATCCGCATGAAAGAATTTATATCACAGGAAATGGAGGGTCTTCCGGCTTTCCTCAAATGACTACAGCGCAGATAGTAGGCAGCAGTCAGTACTACAGGCTTGGAATACCAAAGCCGGCTGACTTAACCTCAGTAACCCTGTCCCCCGCGCAGTCAAATAATTCAACTACGGAAGTACCTCAGTCAAGGTCGTACATTTTCACGTACGTTTCTTATTACGGAGAGGAAGGTGTTAACTGTGACGCTGAAGCATCACAAGTTGTAGACGTACATACTGATCAGTCGGTAATACTCACCTTCCCTTCAAACCCTTCGGGCAGCTACAACCTTCTTAAAAAGCGGGTATACAGAACAGATGCAGGCGGAACTTATAGGTTTGTTGCGGACGTGGCTATTGGGGCGGGAACATTTACAGACTCCGGAACTGACGCGACCTTGGGTGAAGAGATTCCGACATCAACATTTGATGCCCCAGCTGATGACAATTCAGCCGACCACCCTGAAGGTCCGATGCTTGGCTTGGTGTCTTTGCCTAATGGTATTCTTGCTGGATTCTCCGGTCAGACAGTGTCATTCAGTGAAGCGTTTCAGCCTCATGCCTACCCCGACGAGTACAAGCTAACTGTAAAGTCGGACATTGTTGCTTTGGCACCACTCAATACTGGTCTGCTTGTTTTAACAAAAGAGAAGCCTGCCATCATACAGGGTCTAGATCCTTCATCGATGAGCATGATGGAGGTCGATAGTTCTCTCTCTTGCGTAGCCAAGCGGTCGGTTGTAGATATGGGTGAGTTTGTTATGTACTCATCGCCTGACGGCTTGGTAATGGCTAATGACAATGGTCTAAATCTTATAACAGACCAAACATTTACCAGAGATCAGTGGCAAGAATACAACCCCTCTTCAATCGTGGCTTTCCAGTGGGAAGGACATTACGTTGCCTTTTACAGCAACAACACAGAGAGCAAAGGATTTATCTTTGATCCGAGAGGTGGGAAGAATTCATTTGTTAAGCTGGACTTCCATGCAACAGCGGGGTTCAACGACCTTGAGTCAGATCAGCTTTACTTAGTTGTTGGGGGCAGTCTGGTTAAGTTTGCAGAAAGCAGTAGCGCGTCAGATTTTGTTTGGCGCGGGAAAAAATTCTACACCCCCAGACCAATAAACCCTGCAGTGGCTAAGGTGCAGTGTGATAGCTACAGCCCCAACCCTACTATGAAGCTGTATGCAGATGGGTTACTAAAACACACACAGACTGTTACTGACAGTAACACCTTCCGCCTCCCCAGTGGTTACAAAGCCAACGAGTTTGAGATAGAGCTGTCTGGCTCTGTGCCTATTAATGAGGTTTGTGTTTACGAAAGCGCGGAGGAAATAGGTGCCCAGTAAAGGAAACATGCCAGTCCCACCGAAGTGGTCGGGACAGGATAAGAGATTCGGAGAGACCATCAAGAACAATCTTGACGTTCTGTGTGGATACTCGGGTAATCCTTTAGATAGAGCATTAACAGCAAGAGACCTGCTGGATAGCGGGATTGCTAAGCTAGCTGCAGGCTCGACTACGTTTTCTGGGGGCAGTTCAGGACTAGCGCCTGTTTCAGGACTTCCTGTTTATGATGTCCCTCCAGCTCCTACTTCATTAGCGGCTAGTGGTGCGTTTCAGAACATTATCCTTTCTTGGAATCTGGAGCGATATCAAGGTCACAGCTACGTGGAGGTGTATCGGCATACATCTGATGTCATCGCAGACGCGATTCTTACAGCTCAAGTCAGTGGATCTGTTGCGGGGGTGTTCAGCGACTTTGTTGGAGCCGGTGCAGATTTTTACTATTGGGTTAGAGCAGTAAATGAAAACGGAGTTGTGGGACCATTTAACTCCTCAACAGGAACTCGGGGTCAGACTGCTCCAGACGTAGACTTTTTACTAGGCGCTTTGAATGGCGCTATTACGGAATCTGAACTTGCCACGACACTAACCACCAAGATTGATGGTTTTGAAGATGACATAGACGATTTAGAGACTGTGTTTGGTACAACCGTATCGGCGGCTACAAGTGCAGCAGCGGCAGCAGCAAGTGCAAGTGCAGCGGCATCTGATGCGGCATCTGCTTTAGGTGCTGAAACTGGAGCCATTTCTGCACGCGCAGCAGCTATCTTGGCACAGTCTGGCGCTGAGTCCGCAGAGACGGATGCGGTAGTAGCAAGAGCGGCGGCTATCTTAGCTCAAACAGGTGCTGAATCTGCAGAGACTGATGCGATCGCTGCAAAGGTTGCTGCCTTACTTGCTCAAACCGGTGCTGAGACAGCAGAGGACAACGCTGTAATTGCGAGGACTGCCGCAGAAACTGCTGAAAGTAACGCAGAAACCTCAGAAACCGCCGCCTCCAGTTCGGCAACAGGTGCCGCAGGGTCTGCTGCATCGGCAAACACTTCCGCAACTACAGCGGCTAACTCCGCCACGGCTGCGGGCAATAGTGCGTCAGCCGCAGCGACCAGCGAAACCAACGCAGCATCTAGTGCTACAGCCGCAGGGACCGCCTCTACGGCAAGTCAGAGCGCTAGGCTTGCAGCCGAGACAGCTCAGTCAGGTGCGGAAACTGCCGAAACAAATGCTGCGTCTAGTGCTACCACTGCTGCAGGATCAGCCTCATCTGCTTCTACATCTGCTACTACGGCTGCAAATTCAGCAACGGCTGCAGGCACCAGTGCTACCGCAGCGGCAACCAGTGAAACCAATGCGGCAACCAGTGCAACGGCTGCAGGCACAGCATCTACTGCCTCTCAAACAGCCCAGTTAGCGGCTGAGTCGGCTCAGTCGGGTGCAGAAACAGCAGAGACTAACGCTGTGTCTAGCGCGACTAATGCGGCAGGATCTGCATCGACTGCTTCAACATCGGCTACCACTGCAGCCAATTCGGCTACAGCCGCAGGCAGCAGCGCTACAGCAGCGGCAACTAGTGCGACCGATGCTGCCACCTACGCCACTAACGCAGGCACTGCATCTACTGCCTCTCAAACAGCCCGCTTAGCCGCAGAGACGGCGGAAAGCAACGCAGAGACGGCAGAGACCAACGCGGCGACAAGCGAAAGTAATGCATCAGGATCAGCGTCCTCCGCACAAAACTCCGCTACCACTGCAGCAAATTCAGCAACAGCGGCAGGTAGCAGTGCTACTGCTGCAGCCACCAGCGCAACCAACGCGGCTACTTCCGCTACTGCCGCAGGTACGGCTTCTACTGCTTCTCAGACAGCTCAATTAGCGGCGGAAACTGCTCAGTCAGGAGCTGAGACTGCTGAGACAAACGCTGTATCTAGCGCTACGAATGCTGCTGGTTCTGCTTCGACAGCATCGTCATCTGCCACAACGGCGGCTAACTCAGCCAATGCGGCAGGCAGTAGTGCAACTGCTGCTGCAACGAGCGCATCGGACGCAGCTACCTATGCGACTAATGCTGGTACGGCTTCCACTGCCTCGCAAACAGCACGACTAGCAGCTGAAACCGCTCAAAGTGGCGCGGAAACAGCAGAAACAAATGCAGCGTCTAGTGCTACTAACGCAGCTGGATCGGCATCAACTGCCTCTTCATCTGCCACAACAGCAGCAAATTCGGCAACAGCAGCAGGCCAGAGTGCGACTGCTGCAGCCACAAGTGAAACCAACGCGGCTACTTCTGCCACTGCAGCAGGTACGTCTTCTACTGCAAGTGAAAACTCTCGGATAGCGGCTGTTGCGGCACAGACTTCCGCAGAGACCGCTGAAACAAACGCTGAAACTGCTGAGACAAACGCTGCTACCTCTGCTAGTGCGGCACTTACTAGCGCAAACAATGCAAGCGCAAGTGAGACAGCTGCGGGACAAAGCGCAAGTGCGGCAAGCACAGATAGAATTGACGCACAAACAGCCCGAAGTGGTGCGGAAACGGCAGAAACCAATGCGGCAACGAGTGAGTCAAACGCCTCTGGATCGGCTTCGGCTGCTTCTACTAGCGCCACTAATGCTGCGAACTCTGCCACTGCCGCAGGAACATCCGCCAGTGCAGCAAACACGAGCGCCCAATCAGCGGCTACTCAGGCAACAGCTGCGGGGACATCAGCCAGCGCGGCTTCTGCAAGTCAAACAGCGGCTAGCACGGCTGAAGGTAACGCTGCGGCTTCTGCGACTGCGGCAGCGACTAGTGCCAGTGATGCGTCAGCAAGCGAAACAGCCGCTGGCACATCAGCGTCTACCGCTAGCACACATGCAAATACTGCAAGCACAAAGGCTGGCGAGGCATCTACCTTTGCTTCAAACGCAGCTAGCTCGGCATCTAATGCAGCAGGTTCAGCTACATCGGCAGCAAGTACAGTCAACGGACTGACTGCCCGCTTAAACGATGTGAACGATACCGGCTCTGGTAGTGCGGTTACGATTGAGGAGGCGTACTCGGCTACTGCTCAAAATACGGGAGACATTACAAGTCTAGAGGGTCAGTACTCAGTAAAGATTGATGCGAATGGTGCAGTTGCTGGGTTTGGATTGGCGAGCACATCAACCAGCTTAGGTACGAATGAAAGCGAGTTCTATGTTAACGCTGACCGCTTTGCCATCATGCGTGGCGGCAGCGACACAACAGCTGCCGTTAGTCCGTTTGTTGTTCAGGCAACCGCAACCACTTTAAACGGAGAAACTGTTCCTGCGGGTGTTTACATGACAGACGCCTTCATTCGTAACGGCTCTATCGTAAATGCGCAGATTGCGAATGCCGCAATTGACGATGCAAAGATTTCTGACCTGACGGTAAACAAAATAACTGGCAGCTTTGCTGATTTAGAATCAGTGCTGACGGGAACGCTTGATGCAGACAACATAACGACAAACACGCTAAACGTAGCGGGAGTCGCGATACAAGACTCAATCGGCAGGATCGCCGGCACCGCCGGAAATGACGTAAGTATGGGAAGTTATTCCGAGGTTTCAGAGTCTAACTTTGTAAGCGCGTCTCCGCATCATATTGCTGCCGCTTATCACTCAAACGGTCCCATTCAGGCTGGCTCTGTGATGGGCGGGTCTCCCCTGTTTAGCTTTACATTTACAACTTTCAACTTTACGAATACGCGGGACTTTGTAATTGNNTAATAACGGTAATGCTTGATCCAGTCGGTTCGTTTAGTAGTGCGTCGAGCACAGGTTTTGCCTTCGCCGTGCGTGCCACCACTAGTGCCACTGCGTATACATCTACATCGGCATCAGATTACATCACAACTCGCGGTACAAGTAGGGGCGGATCTGGGTCTGCTGACGCATATATACTTTCTGACATTGTTACTCTTGCCGCCAATACTCAGTACTACATTTGGGTTTTTGGAATATCAGATGACGTTGGCATTACCGGTACAGGAGCGCGAGGTATCCGCGACGGACAAATTTCTATTATGGGACTAAACCGATGAGTTATGCGTTTCTTTGGGATGAGCTGATCGAAAAACGCAACTTGCGTTTAGCGGCATGTGACTGGACGCAGATGCCAGACAGCGCTCTTTCAGATACAAAGAAGGCTGAATGGGCGCAGTACAGGCAGGCTTTGCGAGATATCCCTCAAAGGTTTCCGGCAGACGTAAACAAAGATGAGGTCAATCCATATGAGACGGAGGCTCTGTTTCCAGCCAAGCCGGAATAGGTATTATTTTAGTATTTTACTTGATTTTAAAGTATCATATTGGTAGAGCGGGACTCCGATCCTCGGAACATCTCACCCCGAACTAGCTACTCGCTTCTCCGCGAATATAGCTTAAAAAAACCAAACAAATTAAAGGCAGTCTTTAGTGGCTATTGTTGTCCGTGATCCTTCTATAGAGGATTTCCCAGAGATTAATGATCTTGGCAAATGGTTCCAAGAGAACAGTAATTACAAGAACTGCGGGTGGTCAGAGGGCAAAGCATTTGGCTTTGTTAAGGGAGGATCAAACCCTTCATCTGATACTTTTATGTTGGTGGCAGAAGAAGACGGCGAAGTGATCGGTTTCTTTTTGGGGAATGTAGTTGAGTACTTCTTCTCTGATGAAAGGATAGCACAAGAATTAGTGCTGGTATTTAAAAAAGATCGCCGCAAAGGAATTACACGCGCTGTTATCAAGATGATTTCAGCATTCTGTTTATGGGCAGAAACAAAAGAAGTTGTAGAAGTGTCTATAGGAATCAGCTCAGGAATAGCTGGCGATGGTTATCAAAAATTATTAGAGCGCCACGGCTTTAAAAAGGTCGGGGTTTTATTTAAGAACGAGGTTTAGCCTATGTGTGGTGGTGGTGGCGGAAGCGATCCGAAAGAACTAGAAAGCAAGAAAGCATTAGCACAACAAGCGGCTAACGCTCTTCGTCGTTACGGAGAGACGTTCGTCCCTCTTGAGAACATGTTCATCGAAGACACCAAAGCTATGTTTGCTGAAGGTGCTGCCGATCAGGCGATGGCTTCCTCACAGAACCAAACCTCAGCTATCTATGAAGAAGGCTTCAACGATATGCGGGGCGCTCAATTCAACATGGGCTTAGACCCTACCTCAGGACGAGCCAAAGGCGAATCGAACGCTTTAAGAGAGGCGCAGGCTAGAGGCATGGGACTTGCCGGTGCAGATGCGGGTCTTGGATATACAGATGCAGCGTATCAAGGTCTTGGCAATGTGATCGCTATGGGGCAAGGGCTGCAGACTCAAGCGATGACCGGAAACATTGATCGAATGCAGAGCAGCTTAGATAGAGCTGGCGCAGCAGCACAAAGAGATTTCGCACGATCTCAAAGCCTTGCGAGTATTGCAGGAACCGGTACAGGTATTGCCGCTTCTGGTTATGGTTTAGGAGGTAGAGGCTAATGGACTTTGATGCTTATTTGTCAATGCTAGATCCAGAGGTTCGCCAGCAGGTTAGTGCCTTTTATGGTCCCTCTGGGCAAGAAAGTGCTCAGCCTCCTGCGATGGCGCTTCCTCCTCAGGCACAACAGGCTGCCTCTATGGGATACCAAGGACCAACAGGATTTCAACAGGGACCGACTGGCGGCGTATTCGGGCGGCTCATGGACGAAGTCAACGGTTACAACCCTTTCAACCCCAACAGGTCTTATGGCTCGAGCAGCAACCCTTACGCCAACATCAACCCAAACAGATATAACAACTTAGATCGCGACGAAAATCCGGGCGACAAGCTGTATGCGGATCTTATTAGGGCGCAGACGGAAGACTATAACCAGCGCTTTGCGCCGCTAGAGCGTTTCATGGCTGATCAAATTACAGCGACAGGAACGAAGTCTTTAGCGGGTGACCTTATGAGGACTCGCCAAAATATAGGAACCGCAGTGGGGACGGCTCAAGGTCAGTCAAATCGTGACATGGCGCGTATGGGATTGCAGAACACAGGCAATATAGCTAACAGCACATCGGCTGTAGGCGGCTTAGTCGGTGGATTAAACGACACAAGACTGAGAGATGCGGATCGTCGTCAGTCAATTCTTTCCGGTTCTCTCTCTGGGATATCGCAAAAAGCAAGGAGTACAGGTCAATGACAATGATAGCTGTAGGGCAAAGGCAGCGTGACCTTGCTTTGCGCGGATATGGCGCAGTCGCTAAAGCTGAGTCTATCGAAGAGCAACAGCGACTTGGTTTAGAGGCGCAGGAGAAGGCTGCAGAATCTCAAGTGCTAGGTACGGGTGCTGGAATTGGCGGCATCTCGGGCGCAACAACCGCAAGAGCCTTATCGACCGAAGCAGGCACTGCGATAGAAGGTGCTAACGCCGCACTTGATGGTGCGGGAACGCTAAGCAGAAGCAAGCTCTCAGGTGGTCTGCAATTCACACCGACCGGTGGCGAAACAATAAAAGGTATTGAAGGGCTAAACGCCGCTAAAGATGCAGCGGCTATTAAAGATGCAGCGGTCGTTACGGATGCTGCGGCAGCAGGTCAGACTGCAGCTACTGTGGCAGAGGGTTCAGCTGTTGTGGCAGAGGGTGCAGCAGCAGTTGAAGGAGCGGCAGTTGCCGGAGAAGCAGCGGTTGCTGTTGAGGGCGCAGCAGCAGCCAGTTCCGCAGCAGCACCAATGGCACAGCTTGCAGCGCTTGCAACACCCGTGGCTATCGGTCTCGGCGTAGCTTATCTAATTAACAAATTATTCGACTAGGTAATTATCATGGTGGGTTTTGCAGACGGATTTAAAACTGGCTTTGGCTTGATGGAAGGCGTCAAAGATCGAGAACTTAAGGAAAAGCGGCTAGACGAAGATATGAAGTATCGAGCAGACACTGACGCTGCAACCGCTGAGTATAGAGCCGAGGATCTCCGAATAAAGGGAGAGAGGCAGAAGTCCGACGCATCGCTTGCAGAGCAAAGAGCTAATACTGCGGCTGTTCAAGCAGGCACAGCATCGACAAACGCAGCCGCCTCTCTTTTAAGCGCTCAGACAGCTGCTAGTAAGCAAGCAGATCTTACCAACCCCGAGTCAATTGAATACAAGAAAGGCGAGTCTGAAATAGCTGAAAACGAAGCTCAGACAAAAAAGTACGGTGCAGAAGCCCAAGCGCTAGAAAATCAACAAAACAGATTTAGCGCAGCTCTAAACGTAAGCCAGCTATATGAGCTGTCGCTCAACTCTGATGGCATGTATGACAGCAAGCAGCTAGAGCGGATTGAGGAGATGTATCAAGCCAACAAAGGCTCTGGATTTTTTAATTTAGGAACTCTTGCTTCTGATGTTCATCAGAGAGGCACGCAAGAAATAAGCGGCTATATGGCTGATGTTGCGGCGGGACTCGACCCCGTCATGAGCGATAGTGTTGCAAGAGCTTTTACAACACAGCTGGCAATAGACTCGTCCGCTGCAGTAGGTCGTCAGATTGACCAAACCTTTGTTAACGCTCCTGAAGGCTGGAAGGGTCGTGGTTATCAGGTTAAATCGCAGGGTTTATTCGATGCAAGCATGTCTGGTGCCGAGGGCAACTTAAATGGCGAGCTGTTTGTTGAGATAGCAAACAAAAATGATCCGGACGACGTTCAGTTTTACTTCCCTCCGTTAACGTCAAGCAGATCATTTGTTGACTCAAAGCCGTTAGATATAAAGATGGAGGACATAGACAAGCCTCTGGCTGGAAGCGCATACCTCATTCAGCAGGTCGGTCCCGAGATCAAGCCAGCAGTTAAGCAGGCAAGAATAAAAGCTAAATTCGGTGATGATAAGGGCGACAACGGTGTTGATAAATTTGAAGCTCGCGTTGCCGCAATCCTCGAAAGCAACCGAAAGGCAATCCAGAACGGCAGTAACACAAACAGCTTGATGGGAGGTGGAGCCGAGTTTGCTGAGCTAACAAGACAACAGCAGCTCAGCGAGCCTGAAATGGCTAAAATGAAACGACGCATTGAAGAGCAGATACTCTTTGGTGCCCGTGAGGAGCCAACTCAAACTCGTGCAAGAAAGTGGCTTTCAGAAACGTATTCATTATTAGAATCCGCGCCAACACCTGACGGCAAGGCAACATTAAGCTCCTTAATAAAAGAAGATCAATGGAGTCCTCAGTTAATTTCTGCGTTGGCACCTTATTACGATAAAGATGATGACGACAACGTTGTAATTACAGACCCAGTTGCTCTTACTGCAGAGCTTGTAAGAAAAGGCTACTTATAAAAAGGTAACTTAGATGCCCTTAACATCAGGTCGCAAAAAGACTGAAGATGAGTACTGGGATTCTCTGTACGGAGAGAACAACCCCAACAACATAAAGTCGGGTGCGACTGCACCTCCACCCCCACCCCCAGAACCAGAACCGGAAGGCGACGGGAACTTTGTTCGCGGGTTAAAAAGTGGCGTCGATAATATGCAGGCTCTCGGTGGAGGGCTGAAAGCTTTATCAGGAACTGCGGTAAGAGGCGCCGGAGAATTTTTTGACTCTGAAAGCCTGAAAGATGCTGGTGATAGATATGTTCAAGAGGGCATGGAGTATTACCAAGAGCAAACTGCAGAAGCGGCAGAAAATGCTCCCGAGGTAACCTTTCAAGATATAGATAGCGCCACCGATTTTGGGGCTTGGGCTGCTTACACTATGGGATCTGTCGTTCCCGATCTTGCAGGCATGGTTGCCACGGGAGGCGTTGGCGGTCTGCTAGCAAAGCAAGCCGTCAAGCAAGGCGTTGGAGAGATGGCAGAGACGCTTGCTCAGCAGGCATCTGCAGAGCTTGTCAAGGAGGGTCTTGAGCAGCAGGCAGCAAACAAAGTGGCTCGTGAGATGGCTGAGAAGTTTGCGAAAGACAAGGTCGCAAAGCTTTCAACAGGGGGAGCTACCGCTGGTGCATTTCTTTATGGAACGCAGCAAGGCGCTTCAAGTACCTTTGCTCGAACACTAGAAGAAACTGGAGAAGAAGCGCCGTTAGCAGCGATCGGAGCAGGCTTGACGATTGGCGCTCTGAATGCTGTCCCTGCCGGCGCCGCTTTGAACAAGTTCCTTCCCAAAGGAAAAGCCTCAGAAGCTGTCGAGTTTATTTCAGGCGCAGTGAATGACAAGCCACCATGGGTGGGTCAGTTCGTCAGAGATGTCACTATGCAAATGGGCGCTGAGGGCGGAACAGAAGCGCTTCAGTTAATTGTTGAGGAAGAGGTGATCTCTTACGTCAACAACAATTACACAGAGAACGAGCAAAGAGAGTACTTCGACTACCTCAGTAACGAAAGAAAGCGAAGCGCCTTAATAGAATCTGCAACCGCAGGCTTCTTGTTTGGTAAGGTTACTGGCGTTGCTGGTGGTGCGGTCAAGAAATTCACCGGCGGTTATGACACAAATGTCAATTTGGGCGATGATGCAAAAGAAGTCCGCACTAGGTCAGTTAACGATCCTGAGTTCGGCAATCGCATCAGGCTTATGTACGAGGATGCAGCAGCCACAGCGGAAAGAGGAAACACGCGCCTTGATCTTGGCGACATGACGCCGACTGAAAGACCTGTTGATCCTGTTACTGGAGAGCTTGCGGTATCTTGGAATGAAAATGGTGCTTTAAATCCAGAGACAAATAGACCTTATACGCAGAGTGAGTTAAATCTCGCTGTGCTTACGGACTACAACGTTTCTCAAGAGCCTATTGAAGTTCCTGAGCAAGAAGCAGAAGAGGCTGCGGTATCCGCCGAGCCAGAAAATTTAACGTTCGGGGAAAATACATTACCCCCCTCTCCTCAGCCTAAGCAAGCTGACATAGTAGAGGATTTCCCGTCTGCACCAGCATTCGAGGGTGTAAAGGTTTCCGAGGGGGTAAGAGACTCGGGACCAGCGCATAGATGGGATGGTGAGCTATCTCCTGTAGAGCAGCCAGTTCAAGACCAGTTGCTCAATCTATCTGTTGCCGCAAAGACACCTGAAGCAATGGACCCTAACAACACAGACGTAGTTGTTGAGGCTATAGATCAAGACGATATCGATCGCGTGTTTGATCGTAATGACTCGCTCACAGTGGGGACAACAGACAAGCCCAAGGGCAAGAGCCTGCCTACCATCGATGAGGTTTATGGGGACAGAGCGCAGGAAGTTACTGACAGCGTTGCGGGCGTTATGGCTGACCTTTCAGCTAACGGTGTGCCTAAGTCATTCATCGATTCGGTGACAGGAATATATGTTCACAAGGAGTCTGAGGTAGATGCTCCAGCTCTGACAGGGAGAAATGGCAGAGGTATATCAATAAATCACGATCTGATTGCAGGATCACTAATAGATCAAGATCAGCTCAGTGAGCTTGCTTGGACTATGACGCATGAGGTTTATCATGCAGGTGACTTCGCTTTCGATCTCAGTTCTAAAGACAGTCGCTTCGGAATCACGATCGACGAAGAGGCGGAAGTGCCTACTGTAGTGATGGGTGACATCATGCAGGAGATCTACACCAACTGGACTGAGGGAACCGAACTCGGAAAAAGGTTCGACTATCCCTTCAATGATCTGAGTCAGGACATCGCCGACCTAGAGCAAAACAACGGTGACCTAAACAACACTTACAGACAAGAAGTGTTTGCACAGTTAGGCGCCCTATTCCACTCCAATCCTAAGCAGCTACAAGAGTTAGCGCCTCAGGCGTATACTTACATAAAAGAGATTAGAGACAGCAACTTACAGACTGCACAAGTGCAGGAGACCACAGATGAACCGAGTCCAAGTCAAGCAGATCCAGATACCTCCCAACCTGAAGGAATATCAGGAGAGATTCGGGCACCGCCAGAGTCCGGAAGCGTCGAGGTCTTACAGCCTGAGCCAATTGGACAAGATGGCGAAGCAAGCGTTGGAGACGGGTCAGCCGATACCCCAGTGGCGGGACAGGTCCAAGAAGAAGCTGGGCAACGTGAACGACCAGCGGTACAAGAACCTGAAGTAACTGCAGAGCAGCCCCGAGAAGATGTTGCGTTACGCGCAACAGACAAGAAGCCTACCTTTAAGAAAGCCGTTAACTGGCAAGAGACCGGCGAGTACGTCGTAACTTTTGAGGACGGTGATCGTTACACCCTCTACTTTGATGATAACGCGGCAGAGGCAGGAGACGCCGATGTTTCCTTTGAGTCGGTTGACGGAAAGATTACTGAATTTCCTGACATGCTTGGCGCGACTAAGCAAGAAGCGATCAATGCGCTGCAAGAGCACCGCCAAAAATTAATTGACGCGGGAGAAAGCTCATACAACCCCCCATTGAATCCTGAAGTAGGGGATGAGGTTCAGTTTAAGGCGTTCAGCTTTATTGATGAGAAGTCTCCGGTAACAGAGAAGCAGCTCCGTGCGAAGTTCAAGTCGCTAGCTGACAATCAGTTTGAGAGACTCAAAGAAAACCTCACTGCCGAGCAAGATGACAAGTACAGTCAGATCATTGTCGAAGACGGCAAGTATGTATCTTACGGGTATGTCGAAGAGAGAGACCTCGAAGCTCTTAAGAATGGCATTGAGGTTAACTTCATTAAGAAGTCAGACCTTCCCGAGGTTGCACAGAAGATCACAGCCTCCGACGTTCTTTATGGGGATGAGTCTCTAGACGTTGTTGGCACCAGCAGAAACGGTGCGACGGTTGTTGTTGATTTGGCTAGGGCGTTTGACGCCAGAGTTAAAAGCGCGAACGAAGGAAAGAACCTTGGAGAGCAGAACGACGAAAATGCAGAGGTTCTCTCAGACCTGATTGCCCATGAGGCAGTTCAGGCAATGAAGACTGACGGTAATGCTGGTGAGTGGTATCAAGAGAAAGTCGCCAACGCCATGAGTATGGCTGCGACAGAGTTCCCTGAGCTTAACTCAGACCCCAACGCTAAGTTTGCGTTTACATCTATCATGGCTATCACCTCCAACGGTGCATCTGTTCCGGAGAACTCTGTAAACACATTCGATATCTATGAAGAATACAGACAGTCAAAGGTGTTCCCAGACTTCGGCGTAGGCAAGGAAGCCGGTGCCATGAAGAATGCGTTTGCTCTTTTAAACGCTCTCATTGATAAGCAGGGTATCGACGCAACTCGCGAGTTCATGGATCAGGACGTTACAGTCAAAGAGCTGAAGGACGTATTTGACCTGTCTGTATCTGGTGAGCTGATGGGTACAAAGCTGAAGGGTTCAGCGATTATCGGACCTAAGATCGGCGGTGGCTTTTATCAGAATCTAAACGGCAACTTTGACCCGCTTACCATGGATCGCTGGTTCATGAGAACTTGGGGAAGGTTAAGCGGCACGCTCATGGCTGATGCGGAGCGCAAGCTACCCGTTCAGTTGGCGAAGTTTAGAGAGGTTGCTCTTGGCGATGCCTACAGAGCGAAGCTCAAGAAGGACGGAATCAACAGATCCAAGCTCGCCAAGGACGATCAATACGCGACAGACTACGCCACTAAGGTACAGGCTGGTTACGCTAATGGTGGATTCAAAGAGAAAAACACCATCAACAAGGCGTCGAACACCTTCAAGAATTCACAGGGTGAGAAGCAGGCACCGCAGAACGGTAAAGAGCGAGAGTACATACGCAGTGTAATGCGTAAGGCTCTTGATAAAGTTAACGCGACCTCAGGGCAAGACCCTGTTAATATGGGCGCCTTACAAGCGATAATCTGGTATCCAGAGAAGGACTTGTATAAACAACTTGGAGTAGGCAATGCGAAGTCAGAGCCAACAGACTACGAAACAGAGTTCGGAAAAATCGTCCAATCGCGTCAAGAGCGAGGACAGAGCGTATCTGGACCAGTCGGAACTGCACAGCAGTCAGGAACAGGAGGACTGGAATCAGACCTTCAGCCAGCTGTCCAAGACGCAGATCAACGTGATGGCGGACAAGCTAGCCAAACTGATGAAGGGTCAATAGACACTCCTCCTGAAGAAGTTTCCTTCATTCAGAAAAAGATCAACAACGCCGAGAACAACACTCTCGACGATGGCACCCCCTCAACAAACCGATTCAGCTACAACGATGAGATCGATGCACAGGCTGATCTAGCCAGAAGACTCAAAGATAAAAAGATCTACAAGTCTTTGGTGGATCGCTATGCCCAGCTCGAAGACTTCGAAAATCAGGCAGCAGACTTCCTTGAGATGGGAAGGCTCCCCGCCGGACTTTCTCCAAGAGACCAAGAGAATCTTTCCCACGGCAAGGTCCAGCAAGATCTTGATGCCTTCCACCAGAATTATGTTGATCCATTAGGTGATCTGATTGCAGAGATCGGCGTAAGCCCTGACGCTGTGGGCACGTACCTTATCGCGAAGCATGCTGCAGAGCGTAACGACGTGATAGCTGAGAAAGTAAAGGCGCAGCGCGAGCGAAACATTGCAGGAAGAGAAAAGCAGATAGAAGCCCTACAAGAAGATATTGGGGTAGATCACTCGGTACGAATTGCAACACTAGAAAACGAAATTAAGCGATACGACGAGATACCTCTCGCCTTCCAAGACACCGGCTCTGGCATGACTTATGCTGAGGCAGAGAGCGTTCTCGCTTTGGCAGAAAGAGAGGGCACCAAGTCTGACATGGATCGTATTGCCAATAAGGTGTACGAGATGCTTCAGTTCCAGAGAGACCTCATGGTTGAGTCTGGCTTGCTAGATGAAGATTCTAGAGCGGACTGGGAAGAAACCTATGAGTTCTACGTCCCCCTTAAAGGTTTTGCTGCTGAAGAGAAAGGCGAAGAATACTTGTCTGGCGACAAGTCAAAAGGGTTCTCGGTTGTCGGCAGCGAAAGCATGAAGGCGAAGGGACGAAAGACCCTGCCTGTTAACCCGTTATTCACTGCGATAGAGGATGTCCAGAAAAAATTATTCGGGCGAGAAAAAATGAAACCGCCCAAACCCTACTCAGCCTGTTGAGCGAGCTGGGTGATA